CTGGGGTATACGTTGCTGTATAAAATCTCATAAAATTATCACTCAAACGATCAGAACCTAAAATAATCCTTTTGGCAAGATGACATCCCCCTAAAAGAGGAAAAACTTGACAGTCGATCTCGTTATTAGAAAATATATTATAATCTAATAAAGAAATTGGATTACGAGACAAAGCCTTATTCTGGAAAAAGAGTGTAACATTTTCTAAATATTGATCAGCAACTAAGTATAAATCTGAAGTTGTTGATGCATGTACTCTAATATATTTAATGTCAGGCAAGTGTAAAGCTAAAGTAACGGTTAATAGCTGTTTGTTATCAGCATAAATTCTAAAACGATTTTGTTTGAAACAAACTTCAATTAAACGCTTAGTAATACTAGAGTTAGTATTATAATTGGTTGAAAGAATAAAATCTTTCTTAGGTTGGATTTTATAGTAAAATCCTAAACTTAAATCACTAAACAACGACATACGTTATGGTCTACGAGTGTTAAATCTTAACCTTGGAGAGTTATCGCATACTCTCTCAAAATATAATCCTACATACGTTCGCAAAGGTTCTTCCTTAAATTGAACTTCGGATAAAATTTAAAAGTAAATATAAATGTTTAGACTCAGAGGTTATTTCCCTGTACGTTGGGTCAGTAACATAGAATACATATTAAATTCACTTGAAACTCTTTCATTTTGATATTTAACAGAGGATTTGGGTGTTTACTCACATACATTTAATTTATTAAGAGAAGGTACTAATTGGGTTGGTTACCAAAGTTCCCCTTCTTATACATAATAAATATGATATACCGCCAAAGTATTAATAAAAGCGGGGTGTTATGGGTCACAAAATCTAAAACAAATCAATTTTCCAAATAAACTCATGAACGCGTGAACATCAGATGTCACGTACTTACATACTTAAGTTTATTGTAATCTATTGATTAACATTCAAATTTTGATCATTATCGATTTAATAATTACTCAAAACATATAATAAAGTTTTGATCTTTAATAAGAAATAAAGAAAGAAATTAATGATCAGTAGAAATTTTGCTATTCAAAATATAATCGAACTTACAATAACAATACAAACGCACTTACGTGCTCTAACATTCAGACAA